GACACCACAGCGACCCAATGGAGACGGCATGGGTGACGTGTATGATGAAATGGTTGAAGGGCCGCCCGTCGGTTGGTTAATTGAGAATGATCGTTTGTCCGAGTATCGTTTGTTTGCGCCTGACACGCCGGACCTGAGCGGAATCAAGACAAGCAATGGCGACTATGTGCATAAACAGATTGACGGCTACATGATGGCCGACGACCACGGCAAGGTTCTGGTTGGCAATGCCGCCGAGCACTACAAAAAGATGGCGTTCGGCAAGCTGAATCTTTCGTTTTGCACATCTGTAAAAGCGGCGGAAATGTCGTCTCAGATGTTTAATGATCGGGGGATTCCGTCGGCAGTGTTGCACGGGAAAATGGACGACGCTGATATTCATCGGGTTATCATGGCATTTGCACGTCGTGAAATTCTCAACATATCAAGTTGTGCGCTGTTGACGTTCGGCTTTGATCTATCACAAGCGAGCGGTCTTGATGTGACTGTCGAGAGCATGTCAGACCTTGCGCCTTCTAAGTCATTGCCTTGGCAGTTGCAGAAATGGGGGCGGGTTTTGCGCATGAAGGAAGAACCCGCAATGCTGTTTGATCACGTCGGCAACTATCTGCATCATGGAAGCCCTGACGATGAGCGGGAATGGAGACTCGACGCAAAGCCAAAGCGGGGCGGAAACTCTGAGCCGACGCAACCGGTCAGGCAATGCCCGCAGTGTTTCATGGTTCACCGCCCGTCGCCTGAGTGCCCGGGCTGCGGCTTTGTGTATCCGATCCAGAGCCGCATGATCGAAGAGGTTGAGGGGGAGCTATCAGAAGTAACATTTTCAGATAAACATCCGAAGCAATCGGTATTAGTGGGTTATATAGCGCGCACGCAAGGCAGGGCAGGTTTGGAAAACTATGCCAAAATTCACAAATATAAATCCGGGTGGGTGCAGCATCAACTCCGCGTCAGGAAAATGACATGAACGCCGGGGATGTGCCGTTTAAAACACCAGACGGACCAGACGCACCAGCCGAAGCCCGAGAGTTTTGCCGGTCGCGGGGGTTAACATCGGATCAAGTTAAGATTGTGCGCCGGGGTGGCGTGGTTGAGGTGGTGGTAAAAATTAAATGCAAATTGGAGCAGAAATGAAAGACCGATCAGAAGCGAACAGGCTTAACGATATCATGATTGGGGTGTCGCAGATTGCCGCAACAATTTTCAGGAACAATGTCGGGGTTGGCTGGGCTGGCAAGGCGGAAAAGCAAACTCAAGTTAGGATGGTTCAAGTGCATCCTGGCGATGTTGTCGTCAGAAATGCGAGGCCGCTACGTGCTGGTCTGTGCAAGGGAAGCGCGGATCTAATCGGCTGGATTCCAGTGTTAATCACGCAAGAAATGGTTGGCACGACGATTGCGGCTTTTCTTTCGCTTGAAGTTAAAACGGAAACAGGGGTTTTGACTGTTGAGCAACGCAGGTTTAGCGACGCGGTTATAAGTGACGGCGGTCGTGCTGGCGTTGCGCGAAATAGTGACGAGGCCGTGCAGATTGCGCTTGCTAAGGTTACGGGGAAAAGCTAAGGTTAGTACAGAGGCCAACAAAGGGAACCAATACAATGACGATGAAACTCACACAAGACGAAGCACTTGCAATATGGCACAACATGACACCGTTTCAGCGCGCCGACCTAATGTCAGAGGTTGGTTACGTCAAGTCAGTTCCAAAGTACCTTCGCCTTTGCATTAAACACATTCGGGTAGCAGGTGCGTAAAGCCCCGCCAACCACCAACAACAGAGGGGAACACAATGACACACCTGACAATCCACGGGGTCACAAACGTAACGACAAGCGGAGTGCGTCACAGCAATTCAAATGCAATCACGCTTGAAGTCTCAACAAAAAGCGTTTTTGGAGATCTTCCGCACACGATCACCATTTTCGGTTTGCCCACACACGTTGCCGATGCTCTTGAAGAACTGCTCGGCAAAGGTGGTGTCAAACCAGCGCCGCAACCATGAGATTCGTCATCCGGGTAAACGGCGAGGAGCGCGGCCACGGTGTTTTTACATCGGTCAAGCAGCTAATGATTGAGGTAAAAATACACAGCCAATTCAACAAAGGTGCAACGGTTGAGGCATCAATTGTTGACGCAAGCGGCGACGAGATTTCTGTAAACTGCCAAGCAACAAAGGGGAAAACCATGAGATGCTACGAAAGCATAATAAACGACCTTCGCGGCGGTGATCATCACAAACGCCCTACGGTGCTGGGCGGCGTAAAGCACGACGAGCGATGCCTTGAAGCGGCTGATGACATTGAAAAACTGATTTCCAAGGCAGACAGCAACAACAAGGGGAACACAAATGCACCATGACGCAATTATCCACGAGGACCTAGAGCAAGGATCGCCGGAATGGCTCGCAGCACGTCGCGGGTTGATGACTGCCAGCGAGATGCACCTGGTTCTGACACCAACGCTCAAGATCGCCAACAACGACAAAACCCGAGCGCATGTCTACGAGATTGCAGCCCAGCGCATCACAAACTGGACCGAGGCGAGCTACGTAGGCGACGCTATGTTGCGCGGCCATGCGGACGAGATCACCGCCCGTGACCTTTACAGCGACCGCTATGAGCCGGTTGAAGAGAAGGGCTTCATCACACGTGACTTCGGGGGCTTCACTCTTGGATATAGCCCGGACGGTTGCGGGGTCGTGTCGAACATGGGCATTGAATGCAAAAGCCGTGTGCAAAAACATCACATCGCCACGGTGATTTTAAACGAGGTGCCGACCGAGCACATGCTGCAAATTCAAACGGGCTTGCTGATCACCGGCTGGGATTACATCAGCTATATCAGTTTTTGCGCAGGGTTGCCGATGTGGGTTATTCATGTGCTGCCCGACCCTGTTTATCAGGACGCGATTATGGCGGCTGCGGAAGAGTTTGAATTGAGCGTCCAAGCTCGCGTTGAGGAATACAGCAACCGCCTTGCATCATGCCGCGTGTTGATTGAAACCGAGCGCGCACCCGACGAAATGGAGGTGTATGTAGGATGAACGATCTTGATGTAACGAAGGCGATTCAGCCGAAATCGGACCAAATCAACGCGGATAGCCTTGTGACCGGCCCGCTGACAATCAAGGTGCGCGACGTTAAAGTTGACGCAACAGGTGAACAGCCGATCTGGGTTCACTTTGAAGGCGACGACGGCAAGCCGTGGAAGCCATGCAAAACCGCAGCCCGTTGCCTTGCCGCGATATGGGGGGCAAACGCTGCGCAATGGATTGGCATGTCATGCACGATCTACAATGACCCCACAGTGACTTGGGGAGGGGCTGCGGTTGGCGGTATACGTGTCAGCCACATGGAGGGCATAGACAAGCCGCGACCTCTCTCCATGACGAAGACACGGGGCAAGAAGGGAACGATCATCATTCAGCCGTTGATCCTGAACAGCGCGCCAAAGATCGACGTTGAGGCCGTCAACGCAGCGGCCAGGGAAGCAGCGGCACAGGGCAAGCTTGCATTTACGGACTGGTGGAAAGCAAACGCCAGCACGCGGGATCTGGTCAAGCCAATCATGGACGAACTCAAGGCAGCCGTTGCCAAAGCCGACGCACCAGCACCAGAGCCAGCCGACGCACCAACAGAAGGGAACGACAATGATCCGGCCATCTAAAAACAAATCCAAAATGACGGGCCGCAAGCATGCCATGCTTCAGTCATCCAAGGGGGGGCGGTCGCTCTGCCCTTGGGGTGATCTTGCCGTTGGTGACTGGTTTGAGCCAAGTGCAGACTCTTACATTATGGCACACAAGCGCACGAAGCTGGACAATGGGCGCGAGTATGTTGGCGTTCAGCTTAAGGAGGGCGACCTGATTACTACGAATTGTGTGGTACGGGTCAAATGATGTGTTGACCTGTGCATGGGGATTGGGTAGGGTTAGTGCAGATGCCAACAAAGGGGAACACAATGAGACTTTTTTACGCAGTAGACTACGCACCAGAAACTCGCTCAACAGAAACTGGCATTCAAGCATTCGGATCAATGGCAGACCGCGACGAGTTTGTTGATGGCGGGTGGCGGGAATCCGTTACGGCAAGGCAAGCTGACACTTCTTGTTTTAAAACACACGATTGCACAGCAACGGAAGCTTTTAACAGGGGGTTCATCTGATATGAGCAAATTCAAACGCGACATAATGACAATCCCGCACAGGCTTCACGGGGATCTGGTTGTTAGCTGCTACGTTTCTAAAGGCGTCGCTATTGTAAAACTTGGCACGCTCTGGAACATTTGCCACCACGCAAGCGGCGTACCAATTTCTAACATTATTTCACGCTTCACGCTGCCAGAGGCAAAGGCCATTGCGAACCGCCTGCTTGACCTGCCGATTGACTGGGAAAAGACAGAAGCCGATCTAATGAAAGCAGTCCGCGAACATGCAGACGCAATTCGGGAGATAGCAAAATGAACAACGAAACAATTCAGCCGCTCGAGGATTTCGCGGCGTACTTCGGGATTGATCCTGACGATGTTGTCAGCGAAATGGGCACATTTAGGCGCGACGATGAGGGCAACTATAATTTGATTAGCGCGGAGCTTTTTGTGCATGGGTACAGTCTAAAACACACCATTGAAGTTGATACCGCAGCAATCGCTCGCTACATATCCACCAAACACCTGGCCCGCGTTGAGGCACTGATGACCGAGCGCGACCCCCTACGATGCACCGAGTGCCGCAAGCTCGCCTGCATATGCGACGGGGCATGACAATGAACAACGAACACACCGACAGCGTGCTAATTCAGCAGATGGAAATTCTCAAAGGGGACAACACAATGACAAAGACACCTGATTATAATGATGGGAATGTGCACTTTTGGAAAGGGGATTGTGTTCCTGACGGTTTGCACGAAATGACAGTGATAAGAATAGACTCAGCCTTTTCTTGGTTTATAGTTGGCTTGGTAAAAGAAGCGCGGTGGGCCGAGATTTCCGCCTTCCAAGTCATCAAGCAGCACATTGAGCCGCGCGCCTGGTGGGTTAATCTGTATGAGAACGGGACCACAGGTGGACTCTACAAAAACAAGCAGGAAGCTTTGATATGGTCTTCCACAGGCGATACATTCCAAACCATCCGCGTTGTTGAGCAGCCGGAGTCGGACACATGACCGACAAACTACCGAAAGGTGAGGCTCGCAAAATCATCATGAAGCACCACGGATCGGGCAAAACCACTGTTGAGGTTGGCTCGCTGGCCGGAGTTGATG